ACCTACAGCCCATGTGGAACGTGGAACACGTTACATAAATGTGTATTTTTCCCGTATCCCTCCTTTCCAAAAAAAACATAAACTGCACAATGGTTGTCTGGCCTGCTGTTTTGCCCTATCTGGAGGCTGCTAACACCGTTGCGCAAGGTGTGCAGACTGCTAATACTATAGTTCACGAAGGGCAGCAGCTTGCTAAACGTACCTTTGGTACGCAAATTAGTAATAAGAACAAGAAGCGCAAGCTTGATGTCGGACACGCTTCAACCCAAACCAGCGGTGGTGGCAAGTATTATCAAGCTGGATATGTTGGCAGATTCAGAGGCAAGCGTGCGAAAATTGTCCGACGTCGACGAATCCCTTCCAAAAAGCGAGTCGCAAAGAAGCGCCGCACCTATAAGCGGAAGTCCCGTGTTGTCAAGGGAGAGAATTATTACGGACGCGTTGGATCAATTGCTACTTTGGAAGTCACTGGAGCTTTGTCTGATAGCGACTGCGTGTATATTGGTCATTCTTCTTTTGCTGTTGGCCAAGTGATGCGTATGTTGTCTGTTGCCATCATGCGCAAGCTATTTAAAATGGCCATTTCTTGGGAGCCCGAAAACATCAGCACCAATATTCCCTATAAGCTGGTTGGCGGAGCCCAGGTTTCGAACGGATATACGCTTATTGTCAAGAAGATTAATACTGATGACAATGTGAAGACGCAGGATGAGTATATTGGTCCAGCTAACAGTCACAATATTACTGCCCCTGCTGATTGGTTCCGTACCAATCATATGGAAGCTATTTCAGCTCAAGCATCTTCTAATACTGCAGTCGAACGGAACAACCGTCTTCTTTGGCTTCATTTAGTGGATGTTGGGACTGGCATTGTTCGTGCTCAGTTGGATTTGACTACTCTTATGTGTGATGTCTATTCTAAGAGTAATCTTAAGATTCAGAACGTTACTGTTCCTAGTGCAACCGCCACGGAGGCCGACAATGTGAACAATGTTCCTTTGATTGGTCGTTCATATCATATTTCTAATTGGCAGCCTATGACKGCSGATGATGATATGGGTCCTCTTAATCGTTTGAACCAAGATACTGGTGTTCTTGGTGTCGAGATTAAGCAGTCTGCAACTCTTGGATCTCAATATGTCACGTGGAAAGAGCCTCCTCCTTCTAAGGCTTTTATCAATTGTGTTTCCAGTTCACCTGAGCGAATGGAGCCTGGTACCATTAAGAACCATGTTAGTATTTTACGTCGTAGCATGGCATTTCCTCGTCTGATGGAAGCCCTTGCCATTCGTCGTGGAAATGTTCTGAACAAGAGTGTTAAGATTGGGAACCATGACTTGTTTGCCTTTGAGCGTATGATTTCTGTGCCTGGTGAATTGCCTCTCAAGATTATCTATGAGTGTAATATTTTTACTGGTTGTGCTGTGTACAGTCGCAAGAAGGCTATTATGATGCAAGCGGTCAATTCTACTGCCCAGGGTGCTAGTACTATTCCTGGGTAATATATTTTTGTGTCATTTCTTCTACTATAACTCTACGCATAAGCGCCTCTTTTTGCGCCAAGCTAGCTTCTGGGAACCAAAGCTCTGGTGCTTTGTTGCTTGTAATCCAGAAGTGGGTAGCTTTTAGCGGTAGTGTCCCTCCTTTCACCTCCACGGAGCAGGGGTACTTGTCCAACCAGCGTAGTAGATGGGTGATGTTGATGAGGGAGTCGAACTCGTCGATAATAACATTGATTTCTCCCATGTAGCCATCCCACCATTTGTTGCTACTGCTCTTGATGTAGGCGTGGCCGCTTGCTTCTTGCCACGCCCTGTGCGTCTTGCCCGTGCCAGTTGGCCCGTAGTAGATCTTGGCAAGTGCAGTCTCTCGCGGTAGTGGCCGGGCAAAGAGAGAATGGACGCGAATAATGTTGTTTGTATACCTGCGTGTATTTAGTGGGCAGGGTCAGTGTCCATTCCCAAGTCCCCCCACATAACGTCGGTCATCTCCCACAGACGACGCACCTGAGCAGCGTGCCAGAGGGAATCTCCGAGAACTGGCCCTTCACTGCTAGGTCCTTCACTTGGTCCCAGTCCACTGCCTTGCTTGGCACCTTCCCCAGCTGGAAGCTCGTCCCAGCGACGGAAGTCTCCTCCTTCCCCACATAATCCCACGCTGCGCTGCTCTTCGTAGGCTCGGCGTGGGTCTCCGGCGGGAAAAGAGCTTTCAACCCAGAAAGCCGCTGCTTGTTCTTGAGCTTGACGGCCACTTGCCAGTGCCTGTACCCCGTTGTCGGGGCTATCTCCAGCTGGCCCTTGATGGCGGTGGCGTACGGTGGGAGAGTTTGGGGGGGTTGCCAGCATTGCTCAGGTATGGTGAGGATCCAATACCAAGAGGGTTTGCTAGGTGGCATGAGGTTAGGGTTAGGGAAAAAAGTGGGAGGAGTGGAACAGGAGTGGAACGCCTTATATGTGTTTAGGGTTAGTACATTTTGCGCATGCATTCGAATGTGGTTCGAGTGTGCCGCTGCGGCAGGGTAACACCGCTACGATTCAGCACAGAACACAACCCCAACCGGGCCGGGGGGCCCCCCCGTGAGGGGGGGTCCGGCCGGAATGTGCGAACCCCCTTACAATTAGCGCCTTGTCACACCATCTCCCCCCTGCCCGAAGGGGGGAGATGGGGGGACTAGGCGCGTAACGCGCGGTAGCGAAAAATCCACTTGGGCTGTAGGACGAAATGGGTCACGTGACTACGTTCCCATTTCCTAGTATT